TTCAAACAAAGCAAAATTTAAAACAGATTTCTCAAATAGACAAGAATATGGTTGGTTGGATGATATCGGCAAATTAAATGAGGACTATCAAGTAATTCCTGATAATGATTATTATCAAAATTTATCATATACTGTTAAGAGTACAGTCGAGTGGGATAAATTTGTTAATCCAGTAAATCGTCTTGTTCATCCTGCTGGATTAAAGAATTTTGCAGATACTTCAATTGAAAGTCAAGTTACAGTTGGTATAGGAACTACTGCCCTAACAAATGATCTAATAGTTCTTGATGTTTTAAATGTTTTAGATTTAGAAGAGAAACAAAGAGTAGATGCTATCAACAATTTTGATTTTGTTAGAGACTATGAAACAAGAGTAAACAGTTCTAAATTTATTGAATTTTCAAATAGAACGTTAACAGACTTTACAAGATGTAAAACTAACAGGGTCTTAGTTCACGATGATATAAGTGATAAGTTTTCAAGCACAGGATTTCAAGAGAATAATACAATCATCGAAGAATTAACAGAAGATTTTGGAAATTATCTAATACAAATTGTTGATCCAGATACATCTGATGTTCAATTTACAGAGATTATAACCTTAACGACAACTAATGATGCATTTTTACTTGAAAAAACAACTGATTTTACGACTTTAGAATTAGGAGAGTTTTCTACAAATATCACTTCAACAGGAGAAAAAAATCTTATATTTACACCTACAGAAAAATTTACTAAAGATCATGATATAAAAATATTAAAAATTGATTTTAATACAGATTTAGCTGGTATCGGAACACATGCAGTTGGTCAAGTAGATTTAGTTGGATCAAATGTAGGAGTAGGTAGTACTACAATTGGAGTAACTACAACTACAATTGCACAATTTCCTAATACAGATTTTAACGGTCTTTTTGCAAGTGTTTTTGTTCAAGATAGTCTTACCAAAGAAATTAATTATAATGAAGTAATTGTTGATTTTGACGGAACTAAAACTACAACTTCTCAAACATACATTGATACCTCTTTAGGATTAAGTAATTCATCAGTAGGTGTTATAACTGCTAGATTTGAAAATAATTTAATTAAATTACAATGTGAAAATGATAGAGTTAATCCGTTAGAAGTAAGATCAAATATTGTTGGATTAGGAACTACCACGACTGGAATAGGAACTCATAGATTTTTAACAATAGGTCAACCATCTGGCACAGAGAGAAGTGCAAGATTAGAGTCAAATTATGTTACTGGCACAGCGAGCACAATTACATATGCTACAATTAATAAAAATAATGATAGTTCTGTAAAATCTCTTGTAAGAGTGTCTTGTGGAGAAACATCTGCAATACATCAAATTATTTCACTTAGAGATACTGATGATGTATTAACAGTTCAATATCCATTTGTTTCTGCAGGATCTACCACTGGTATTGGTACTTTTGGTGGAGAAATATCTGGAAATGATATAAACTTAAGATTTTATCCAGATAGTGAATTTAAATCTTTAATTGAAGTACAATCATATAGTCAAATATTCTACACTGCTAATGATTTTTCAAACGTTCCTCTAGATCTCACACACGGTAGAGTAACTGAAAAATTATTCTTATCATCATATGATGGATTAAGTGGACTAAGAGCAAACAAGACATCATTTGATTTAAAATTTGAGGGAGTTCCAATTTATATTAAAGAGTTTAATCCTGTTGGAATCAACTCGGTTGCTGATGGTGTGGGATTAGTTAAAACAACAGGTCTTTTCAACATACCAAATCACTTCTTTAATACAAACGAACAACTAACATATACACCAGGATCAACATTTACAGGGGTAGCAGCGACAGCAGTTTCTATTGGTGCAACTGCTAACATTGCAGGTATTGTAACAACAATATTACCTAGCACTGTATTTGTAAAAAATATTGATGAAAATCAATTTGAATTATATACAAGACCAGAATATGTCTCATCAGGTGCTGCAGTAACATTTACTGGTAGTGGATCTGGCAATTCGCACAAATTGTCAATGACTAAACAGTTGACAAAAACTATTATTGGATTAGATGGTGTTGTTCAACAACCAGTTACATTTACAAAAATATCTCATACTTTAGGAATTTTTGATGGTTTTACACATAATAATAATATTGGAGTTGGTCTTACACAATTTGTTTTAAGTGGTATAGGATCCATAACAACATCTGATATATTAAAGGTTGATGATGAATATATGATTGTTACTGAAGTTGGTTTCTCAAGCACACCAACAGGTACAATTAATGATGCAACAGATGTTGCATCGGGTATCGCAACTTTACCATCAATTAAAGTCAGAAGAGGTCAATTAGGAATTGCAGCAACAACTCATACAGGTGGAGTAGAAGCTAGATTACATAGAGGTTCATTTAATATTGTTGATAGCACTGTACATTTTACAGACCCTCCAAAAGGAAACACTAGATCAAGAAAAGATGATACAAACTTGCCTTTTGTAAAAGCTGATTTTAGTGGAAGAACTTTCTTAAGAAGTAATTATACTACTAATATGTTGTTTGATGATATATCAGATGACTTTACTGGAATAGGAAAAACATACAGTCTTAAAGTTGGTGGTGCAAATACATCATCAGGTATAGGTGTTGGAAATGGAGTTTTATTCATTAATGGAGTATTTCAGACACCAAAAACATTAAACAATGCAGGTAATAACTATGAATTTATATCAGATACAACAGCGGGTATCTCCACTGTCGAATTTACTGGTATTACATCTACTAATGGTGATTTCATAATATCAGATTCTGATATAAATCAAAACCAAGTTCCAAGAGGTGGAATTATAGTTTCTCTAGGATCAACCGCTGGTCTTGGATACGCACCATTACATGGTGCAAAAGTCAAAGCATTTAAAAATAATGCTGGTGGGTTAACAAGTATTGTTGGTATTGGAACATCATCTGGATTTAGTTTAGGCATTCAAACTGCAGCATATGATAATATTACAGGTATAATAACAGTCACTACTAATACTGTTCACGGATTTGGACAAGAAAGACCCAATACTGTTAAATTAAAAGATTTAAACTTTAACGTAGGTTCAGGAACAACAATATTCACAAATCACGATAGACCATTATTCTTAGTTGGAATTGTGTCTGATAGAACATTTGAGGTTCGTGCAGGAGTTCACACACAAACACACACCTACACTAGTGGTGGTAAAGCATATGAATTTTATGATGACCTATCATTTGGATCTGGATATCGTGGTGGATCAGTATCAATTGGTGTAACAGATCAAGCATATGAACATAGATTTGTAAGTTCTGGAATTGGATCAATTAAGAAAACTGCATTCTCAGGAGCAGCAAGTCAAGGATTTACCGCCACAGACGCACAGTATATTTCTCATACTGGTAATTTAATACTAACCATTCCAAATCATACATTTACAACTAGTGACACTGTTGGTATAGACACTGGTGGATTAGTATTCAAGTGTTCTAAAGATGATTTCTTCTCTAATCACCCTTATCCTCGTGAAGTATCTAAAACTAAAGGAATAGCATCTGATGGTGTAGGTGGTAAAGATCCATTTGCAGGTATACAAACTGGTATTGGAGCAACTACGATCAATACAATCACATTCTTTGTTGGTCAAGGTGGTGGCGGTGGAACTGGTGCAGAAGTCTCTGCAACAGTGGGTGTTGGAGGAACATTAGCGTTTAATATTGTTTCTGCTGGAACGAGTTATGTAAATCCAGAAATTATTATTCCTGAACCTAATTATGATAATTTACCTGTGGTTGGTGTATCAAGGTTAGGTGTTGGAGCAACAACAGATACTGGATCTAACTTGTTAATTGATGTAGAAGTAGGAGCATCTAGAACCACCGTTGGAATTGGTTCAACTACTTTTGAAATATCTAAATTCTCAATAGCAAGGCCAGGTCATTCATTTAAGATTGGTGATAAATTTAAACCTGTTGGATTAGTAACTGCTGCACATTTAACAAAACCAATTAACGAGTTTGAACTTGAAGTTTTAGGAATATTTAATGATAAGTTTTCTGCTTGGCAATTTGGTGAAATAGACTTTATTGATGATATTAAAAATTTACAAGATGGTTCTAGAACCAGATTCCCATTATTCTTTAATGGACAATTAATAAGTTTTGAAAAAGATAATACAAATACACAATCTCAATTAATTGATCTAGATGCTGTTTTATTGATATTTGTAAATGGAGTTCTCCAAAAACCAGGTCAATCATATTCATTTGAAGGTGGAACAACATTTACATTTGAAGAAGCACCTACTGGTGAAAGTTCACCAGGTGCGAATGATCATGATAAAGTTGATATATTTTTCTATAAAGGTCAAGATGGAGTAGATGTTGAAATTGTTGACATTCAAGAAACAATAAAGATTGGTGATGAATTAAAAATTACAAAGAGTCCAATAGGTTTAACTACATCTCAAACAGGTGAGAGAGTTGTTAAAGAAATATTAGGTGCAGATTTAGTTGAAACTAATATTTACTCTGGATTAGGTGTTGATGAATTAAATGAAAAACCAGTAAGATGGACTAAACAGAAAGTTGATTTAATTATTAATGGTGAAGTAATAGATAAATCAAGACCATCAATTGAACCACAAATTTATCCAACTGCAAAAATTATTGGAGACCTATCAATAGTTTCTGGAACAAATAGTGCAAATAGTATATTTGTTGATGAAGTTGAGTCATTTATTTACGAAGATGATGTTTATGGTTTATCAGCGTTTGAAGTTGATGCTTTAATTACATCAGGAAAAATTAATGTTGGTGCTTCAGCTACTGCGATAGTTTCTGCTGCTGGAACTGTCTCAATTGATATAACAAATGCTGGTTCTGGATACTTATCAGCACCAAGCATCTCAATTCGTCCACCAATTGGTTCTGGAACCACGACTGGTATAGGTTCTACAGCATTTGCAACAACTACTATAACAAATGGTACAGTTACTGGTACAACATTGACTGCTGTAGGATTTGGTTATACTCACTCTAATCCCCCTGAAGTTATCATAGAGTTGCCTCCATTCCAAACTGATAAGGTTACATCAATAAGCAATGTAGAAGGATTTACAGGAATTATCACTGGTATTACAACTACGACTACAAATAGTGGTGCACAAGCAGCGTTGAAATTCTTCTTCAGAGCAACAAAAACTGTTCAACCTAGACTTCAACCTGGATATCCAGTCTTTATCAGAGATACATCAGTAGGTCACGGAGTTACATCTGTTTATGGACATAATTCTTCTATAGTTGGTATTGGAACAACATTCTTAGATAATGTATATCAAGTGGCATCTGTTGCAAGTGTGGGTGAAGATGGTGAAATTGTTTGTAATGTTGAAAATGGTTCTAATATCGTGGGTATAGCAACCACTGGGTTCCATTATCCTGCTGGAATTACAACTTCTACATCATTGGGTCGATTAAGTTGGGGTAGATTGTATAATGGAGTTCGTTCAAATAATCCTATCTCAATAGGTGTAACTGGATTAACTGTGAACACAGGTTTGACAACATTTCCAACTATTCAAAGAAAAAATTATGATCCAACATCACATAGAGGTCTTAGATCCACTGGTGCGATTAGAGTATTTGGACTTTGATTATAAATAAAAAGAAAAGTAAAATTTTAAGATGTCGGCAATAGTTACTGACCAATTTAGAATTCTGAACGCAAATAATTTTGTCGAATCAGTAGAAAATACAAATAATTCATACTATGTTTTTGTTGGATTATCAAATCCTCAAGGATCAGATACTGTTGTGGGTTATGGAAGATCAGGAGATTGGAACTCAAATACTCCTGCACCTATAGATAGTTTTTCATACAGAGCACATTCTGGTGATACCATGATGTTTGGTAAAAAAGTATCATCAGCAAATATAAGAAGAATTATAAGAAGAGTGGACTGGATATCTGGAAATAGATATGAAATATACAGGGATGATTATAGTGCAACTAATCAAAGTCCTTTAACTAAAGCTAACAGATTGTATGATGCGAACTACTACGTACTTAATTCCGACTTCAAAGTTTACGTTTGCATTGATAATGGATCAAGTGGAACTAACCCTCTTGGAAACGTATCACAAGACGAACCAACCTTTACAGACTTGGAACCATCAAAAGCAGGGAATAGCGGTGATGGATATGTTTGGAAGTATCTTTTCACTGTTTCACCTAGTGATATTATTAAATTTGACTCAACTGAGTTCATCACTGTTCCGAACAATTGGTCATCTTCCACTGATGCTCAAATAAGAGCAGTTCGTGAAAACGGTGACTCATCAGTAAATGAAAATCAAATTAAACACGTTTACATTGAAAATGGTGGAAGTAATTATGCACCTGGTAATGGTCAAGAAGTAGATATTATAGGTGATGGTTCAGGTGCAAAGGCAAGAGTTGATGTCGATACTGCGGGAACAATTACAAATGTTACCGTAAGTGCTGGTGGAAAAGGTTATAGTTATGCACTTGTTGACTTAGGTACTATTAATAGCAATGTTGCAACTAATCAGAGAGCAAAATTAATTCCTATTATTCCACCAAAATTAGGGCATGGAAATGATATATACACTGAATTAGGAACTGATAGAGTAATAGTTTACGCTAGATTTGACGATTCTACAAAAGATTTTCCAATCGATACCAAGTTTGCACAAGTTGGTATTGTGAAGAATCCAACAAAAGTTGGCACAGCGATAACTTTCACTGATAATACATATTCATCTGTACAGGCAGTAAAATTTAGCACTGTGACTGGATCTTCACCAAAAATTGGTGAAGAAATAAGACAAACACTCACTGTTACTCCACTAAATGGAAAAGTTGCAACAGGTTTTGTTGCATCATATGATCTTGAAACTAAAGTTCTAAAATATTTTAAAGATAGATCTTTGAATTTTAATAGAACTACATTAGATCAAACTGATTATTCAGGTATTTCTACATCTGGTAGGGTATATGGATTTGAAAATGCAATCACTTCAAATAATATAGTTGGAACAGCATCATCCTTCTCTGGTGCAGTGGATATTAATTTTTCTGATGCTACAATAAATCCAAATGGAAACAAAGTTATTAATTTAGGTACAACGTTTGCACAAGGGTTATCTGATAGTGAGATAAATAAAGGGTCTGGTGAAATAATCTATCTAGATAATAGACCTATAATTAATAGAAATCCTCGTCAAAAAGAAGACATAAAAATCATACTGGAATTTTAACCGATGCCACAGAAGACTAACTTAAATATATCACCTTATTATGATGATTTTAATAAGGACAAAAATTTTTACAAGGTTTTGTTCAAACCTGGTTATCCTGTACAGGCAAGGGAACTAACTGGTTTACAATCTTTACTGCAAAATCAAGTAGAGTCATTTGGAAAACATATATTTAAAGAAGGATCTATGGTCATACCTGGTGGTATTGAGTATGATCCAACTTATTTTTCTGCAAAAATAAATGGATTGCATTTAGGTGTTGATGTTTCAATTTATTTAAGTAATATTATCGCTAATAATGGTGGAAAAGGTACAAGAGTTAGAGGACAAAGTTCAGGTATTGTTGCAACAATTAAAAACTTTATCTTACCACCAGAGGAAGGTGTTGATGATATAACAATTTTCGTAAAATATAATCAATCAGGAACTAATGGAGAAAGCACATCTTTTCCTGACGGAGAAGTATTAATACTTGAGGAAAATGTAACTTATGGTAATACAACTTTAAATGTTGAAGAGACTGTTTTAACTTTGGTATCTGAGGATGCAACCTCTACAGGATCTGCATTTGGTGTTAATAAAGGAGTATATTTTATACGTGGTACATTTGTTGACGTTCCAACTTCTCAAATTATTTTAGAACCATATTCAAACTCACCATCATATAGGGTTGGTTTTGAAATATTAGAAGAAATTGTAAACGCAAATGATGACTCTTCATTGTACGATAATGCTAAAGGATTTACAAATTTTGCAGCACCAGGTGCTGATAGATTTAAAATAACAGTAAAACTTGCCAAAAAAGATTTACAAGATTATCAGGATACCAATTTTGTAGAATTATTCAGAACAATAGATGGTCAAACTAAAAAATTACAAGATTCAACTGTATACTCAGAGTTAAAAAAATATTTTGCAAAAAGGACATTTGACGAGTCAGGTAATTACGCAGTTGAACCATTCCGTGTTACAACTCAAAACTCATTAAATGATGAAGTTGGATCAGGTGGATTATATACTGATAATCAAGTAACAGATGAGGGAAATGTACCAAGTGACGATTTGATGTGTGTAAAATTATCACCAGGTAAAGCGTATGTTAGAGGTTATGATGTTTCACTACCAAGCACTACAGTCATTGATGTAGAAAAACCAAGAACTACAAAAACTATAAAAAATGCATCTATTCCATTTAATATGGGTAGTTTAATTAAAGTAAATAATGTTCATGGAGCACCTAAAATTAATCTTGGTGGAAATAATACAAATATTGTTGAGTTAAGAAATCAAAGAGTTGGTACTAATAAGGCATTAGCAGAAGGTATACAAGTTGGAGAAGCAAGAGTATATTCTTTTGGACTTTCTGATGCTTCTTACACAGGTGCAACAACACCTTGGGATTTGCATTTATATGATATTCAGACATTTACAATTTTAAAATGCACTAGTTTTCCAGTTTCAGCTTTTCCAGGTAAAGGTTCAAAAGTAAGAGGTCTTGCAAGTGGTGCGATAGGATACGCTGCAAAAGATGCTGATGCCACTGGTGGTGACGAAATAGCATTATCTCAAACTACAGGTGCATTCATAAAAGGTGAGCAAATTATCATAAATGAGAGAACCTCAACCACGCTAGGAAAATTAACAATTAAAAATATTCACAAATTTACTGTTGATGATGTAAAATCAATTTATCAAAATACATTTGGAACTACAGGCATATCAACATTTAATGCTGACACAGTATTATATGATCGTGTTCTACCAAATTTTTCAATTACAGATGAGTTAAACATTGTTGGAACTGCAGCAAGTGTTGCGAACAGAAGTTTTGCAGGTGTTGGTATTAATACAGAGGCAATTATTTCATATAATAAAGGTAATTATCAAGATCCAGTATTTAATAAAATTAATGCAATTTCTAATGATGGTAAAGTATTAACTTTAGCAGCAACAGTAAATGTCGTAGGTGTAAGCACAGGAACAGTTACTTCAACTTCATCTCCATTTAGAATTAAAGTTCCCAAAATATTAAATATTGAGAATTCTGGTATATTTTCAAAATTACCCAGAAAAGTAATCTCAAATGTTGATACTTCAAACTCTAATTTGATTATTAGTAGACAAATTACCAATCAAACAGTTTCAGGTGGATCTTTAATAATTAACTCTCAAGCAGGATTAGATGCTAATTCTGGAATTTCAAGTGCTTTCTTTGAACCATTCGATGCTAAAAAATATTCTATAC